CACCAGAATAGCGATACTCTGAAATCAAAGATAACAAAAAAGAAGATAAATGTGAATAAGAAAATGGTTAGTCAATATGTGGTTAACGATTATTCAAATTATATATTCTGTTCCAATAATAGCAATCCTATACCAATCCAAAAAGGCGACCGCCGATGGGCGGTATTTGATACAAATCCAGTCATGCGTGGAAATAAAGAATATTTCGAAAAATTAGTAGCAACACTCGAAGATGATGAAGTTATTCAGTACTTCTACCATTATTTGAAATATGAAGTTAAAACATATAAAAACGCATTCGAACTTTCAACAAATGTTCCAGATACAGAAGCATACAGGGAAATAAAGTATATGAATGCACCTTCGCATTTGAAGTTCTTGATGAACCTCTTAACAAAAGGCACCATGAAACAAGAATATTATTCACGAGACTTTTATGATAAATATAAATCATGGTATATTGAAAACAGACCCGGCAAAGAAGCCGAAATACTGACGGAGACGGCTTTCGGTAGCATTCTTAAAAAAAATGATAGCGAGATAATAATAGATAATACAAGAACATCAAGAGGTATAAAATATATTATTGATATTCCTAAAATAGTATCAGGATTGAAAAAAATCAAAATGTTAAATGATGATTTTGAATACATCCCGAAAACACTTAATGATGATGATGAATAAATATATTTACCAGAGCAACGCTCGGGCAAGGGAATTGGCTGCCCATTTATCTTCACGCCAGTCGCCCTTGATGCCTGCACTACGAGCTAAATAACTTTTTCGCCTCGCCTCGTCGCCATGTTTCGTGAAGTCGGCGAGTGTGGAGCCGATGTGCACGGCACGACCGGGAACGCCACCAGCAGCCGCAACTCGTATTAAGTATTTTTTATCTGCACGAGGCGATGGCTCGATAGTTGCTTTGGCGGAACCTCGGTATTTTTCAAATCGACGCTTCACCTCAGTCGGATCGGATATTTTAATAAGTTCACTTAATTTCATCTTATTAAAATATGTCAATATTAAATATTGGGAAGTGCAAACACCATCCCCCTAATTTTATGTAATAACTTTTCGGGCACACTATATCTTTGCTCTAATCGTGAGCGTTTTGACCCAACTTCTTTTACATTTGTTTTATAGGAACTATTTCCAATACTATACATATGACGTCCATTTGATACAAACTTACATGTTTTCTTATCACACAAATCGTGTCCCAGACCAATATTATTCCATAATCTCGTTCTCTTTCTGTACGGGTAGTCATATCTACAATAATCGACATCTGCATATTCCAAATCATCTAAAATACCTTGATTCTTTAATGTTCCACTTTGTGGATTTTCAATAACAAACTTACAACCAACATATTTGATTATTTCTAATCCACGTCTAACAATGGCGTTGCTCGTTTCAATATCTGGGACTTTTTCAGGACGAGCATAGTTCAACGCTGAATACTCGTTGCAGGGTGGACTAAACCAAATGAAAGATGGCATCCCATGTTCTTCAAAATAACTTTTATAATCCCAATTTAAAATACTTACACAAATGTCAGGTTCGTATTTCGCTTCTATATCCAAACTAACATACTTCATATCAGTATTAAAACATTTCATGCTTTTACTTCCACTACACAAATCTAAATACCAGTTCATATTTGCTCTTATATTACAAAAAGATTAAAACATTTATATATATTACTAAAAAAAGCCCAGAACTGAACCACCCGATGTAACGGGCGGCGGCGGAGCCGTAATATTGGGTGTGGTTGTGTTTCCTAAAAGTTGGAACACAAGGACATTTGTCCACATAAAAATATTCAACAAAGTAAGCATTATTTTATAAACTACGCTTATATTTTAATTTCGAAAGGCATTGTAATTCATCAAGTCTTTAATGCGATCCTCTGCAGACTGGGCTATGACTTCACGCTGGATTGCAAACGTGAATGTGATTTCGGCATTGTTAATGAACTTAATAATTCTTCCCTTATTGTCGGTAAGGTACAGACGGAATTCATCGAAGTTATTCGTAATCTGTTGCTGATAGATTTCGTAAGAAGCGGGTTCAAAAACAAAAGTGGAACCCATATCAACGTTCATGTCGAAAGTAAAAAGAATATCGGTGAGAGAAAGTGGACGGAGCCCTGCATTTGTTTCTTGTGTGAAACCACCATTTGAAGAATAACCTCTTTTTGTAAAGTGGCGTCCAGCGACATTACTGCGAACCTGAACTTGTTGGATAGTTCGCAAATCAACGACTTTAGGCGTCTGCAAACCAGCGACACGATTAGCATATGGCAAAACGAAAGCACCAAACACATTGGCTGCTCCGATAGTTGCGTAAGTCATTCCTAAAACTCTCGAAGAATCGATTTGCTGACTATTTCTAACGCTAAAGAATTGAGAGTAAAAACGGAGTTCAGGAGTTCCAGCAGGAGCATTCGTGGCATAAGCAATACGTAATCTGCCATACCCATCAACACCAGTATTCGTCCAAACGATATTCGTTGCACCAACATCACCCCACCAGCCGATAGTGCTGGCATTCAAAGCCGCAACAATAGCGGTTGATAATTCGGCGGCGTTATACATGCCTTCTGGTATGACAACTTCTGGGAAGGTCTGTGGGACCCACTGGTTCGGGTCATTTGGATCAATTGATTTCTCTCGAGTATTGGCAACGCCGTTGATGGTTTGCGACAGAGCCGAGCCAGTAGACGACAAAATGCGAATTCTGTCATTGTTAAAATTTGGGCTGACGTTATAATAATAGCAGTCGCCGTACAGGCTGATAGGAGTAATCGTAGTGTAAGTTGCATCCTTCGCAGAACTTACATTTGTAAGTGAAGCATTATTGAAAGTGACACGAATATCACCAGGATTGAAACTATCAGTATCATAATTATTCGCATCGGCACTCGTGAAAGTGATGAAGTGCTTGGTTGGACGAATGATAGTCTGGGAGGCGTCTTGTCTATCGTGGCGTAGCATTATACAAGTTTAGGTTATATATAAATACAATAATAAAAAAAAGAAACAATTACCGATTAATTTATAATTATTATAATATCTGTCTAAATATATATATTACAAATGTCAGGAAGACCCAACAATGCTGGTATATATAATTTTGATAATCTAAATGCACAGACTCTCTACATAAAGGGAAAGGAGTTCGAAGATTATCTCAACGAACTAACAGGTGCCGATATATTCGAGCAGGCAGAAATCGATGAACTCAAAGCACTCGTCCAGTATTTAAATACAAGCGGGCTCTCGAGCGAGTGGATAGTTGATAATAATAACAAGAACCAAGACCTAAAAACGCTCATCACTGCACTCGAAAACAAACTCGCGAATATTAATACAACCGCCCTCAGCCAATCCAGCGTCCTCACAAATGACAACCGCAATTCCGTATTAAAAACACGGATAGACACTACCGATGCTTCTTTAAATACCCTTGACGGAAAGACACGCTATGTATCCAGCGTCGTCGGCAACAACAATGCTCCCAAAGTCGCGAGTGATTTTCAAGTAAATATAGGTGATAGAGACAAGCGGAGCATCTATCTCACGACGGGTGCCAACTTTATTAGTTGCATCAACGACAGCACGAATCAGGCGACACCAGGCAACTATGCCGATAATAATATAACACTGGAAAGTGTAAATGGTATGATTACAAGCACGGCGAATATGAATCGTGTGGAAGGCACGACGGTAGAAATAACGGGGCCACTAGGAATGGGCGTCCAAAGTGATACGACGATTAAAATCGGACAAGGCGGTAGTCAGATTAAGATTGGTAGTGAAGACACACCGCAGTTGTTTCCAGAAAGCAACACCATCGTAACAATCGGTAAGCGAAGCAATACACGCAACACGGAGACGCATCTCCGCGGAAATATGTTTCTCGCAGATGCGAGATTCGAAGACCTTACAAAAAGCTCGGCTTTCACGTGGCAGAACTTCCTAGCGCTTATATCCACACCCAGTATGCCTGCGTGGGTTGCCAGTGCCATCTTGACATCTCTCGTCCCTAATTATGTTTATTCCGACCTCTGGTGTCAAAAAGGCAATATTACAAAAGACGGCGATGTAGAGACCACGACGAAAGCAAAATTGAAAGGTCTGACGATATTCGACCCCGAAATTACCATTGACATATTGCCGAAGATACAGACATGGTTGGCGAAGGGAGACATCAGCGAAACGACACTACTCGGCTCGATTCGTGCACAGACGTTTAATGGTGAGATTCTCCTACGCAATAATAATATTCTTGCCACGAATATTAATTGGGCTCTTACTGACGCTATGGATAAAGTGAATGCCCTGAAAATCAGTAATAATGATATAGAATTGATTGCGGGTGCTGGCGCACAAAATTCGCAACTAAGGATAAGCAACACGACAGGTGGGAAAATCCGAATCCGCGCGGGAACCAATACGGGACTACAAGCCGACGCACACGACGCACTTTCGATATTCAGCGACCAAGCCTCAACGCAGGTAGTCATCGCAGGTGGCGACGCAGTGAGCGGATATGATACGACTTCCAAACTCCTCGTGGATCATCGTAATCTCAACAATGGCATCAAAGTCACCAACCACCAGAACGCACTCATCACCCGCGTAGACCACAACAACGTAAATACGCCGTCCCTGACACTCCAATCCTCTTGGAATGGTTCAACCGCCAAAACCCTATACTTGAACGCAAGCGACGAGTTGTATTACAACGGGGCGAAGGTGAATACTGGAGGTGGCGCAAGTGGCGGTATCACCTACTATGTATCTCTCGTCAATAGCATCTCGCCACCGGCATCACCGCCACTGGAACAAACGATGTCGACAACATATACCGCACGGCCACAGCAAACCATCACGCAAACCATTTCAGCCAATACAGCGTATTATATCGCGGACTACGTAACGGAAGTATTCAACAAAGTCGCCAATCCGATTCTCTCGGGAGTCCAACAATTGAATCAGTACGCCCAATGGAATTCCCAAAATCAGACAGGCAATCTATACGGCAGGCTATGG